ATATTCATCTACTTTAGCGACAGCAACACCTCCAAGTCGTTGCACATCTGGATCTTTACTTCCTTTTAGATCATTTAACATTGATCTCATTTTATCTAAAGAACTAAAAGGTAATGAAGTATTTGTGCCTAAGACACGAGACATTTCATTTAAACGAGCAGTAACTTCTTTAGCAGCATCTGTTCCGGGAACCATACGAGCATTATCAAGTGCTGTTCCTACATCTTTAAACATTGTCTGTATGCTTGTTGGTTTTAAAGTAATTCCAGCATCGTCTACAGCTTGATAAGATTGTGTTGCTCTTTCTTTAACTTGAGCAATTGTTTCTCTTGGACGATATTTATAATCAATGCCTTTTCCTGTTGCCGCTGCTGCAGTTGTTCCTGCTAACAAACCAGCAATTGTAGCTGCTGTGTCGCTTCCTGTAATTTCTTTAACAACTTCAGCAGTTGGCTGTGCTGTTAATCCAGCAGCCGCTGATGCAGGTATTTGACGAGCCATATCAGCAGCTAATGCCGGAACATTAGGAGCTAGTTTTGCTAATCCGGCAGTACTAACCATTGCTTTAGTCCCTGCTTGTACATCTCTTTCTGTGGCAGTTTCAGGCATAGGTAAACCAGCCTGTGTTAACATTTGACTCTGTGCTTGTGAAAAAGAAGGAATTCGACTTTGTGAGCCTAATGCCTCAGCTCCTACATTATATAATCCACGACCAGCTTCTAATACTGCTGTAGCTGGAGATGTAAAAGCCTCGTAAGCGGATCTTCCTGTTAAACCTAATTGACGCACCAGCTCTTGACCAATAGATCGATTTTGTGGTGTTTGTTGTTGCGTTTGTTGAGGCTGTAAAGATGCGTTATATCTAGCAAGTACTTCTTCTTGAGTAGTACCTTCAGGGACATTGCTTATAATAGTGCCATCTGGCATTCTAACATCCATAGAAATCCTTACTTTTTAGATTGTGTTGGAAGCGAATTAAAATCAACTACTTTTGGAGAAGATTGTTGACCTTGTGGAGCAGTAGTTACAGCAGGTGCTGGTTGTAGTCCTACCGTTGCGCTTGAAATTTGTCCACCAAAATATGGTTCTACATTTTGTTGTTTACGACGAGATTCAACCCTAGTTGCTGTTTTTGTTTTTGCTCGTTCAATAGCATCATTATATCGTTTTAATGCTTCTAATGTAGCTTCTGTATCACTTCGTCCATAAGCAGCAATCAACGCATCCGCAAAACGTAATACGTCTTTATCAGTTTGTACGCCTTTTTCAGCACTAACTTGTAAATTAACCGCAGTATTCACGGCTGATTTTAATGCTTCATAAGCTCTACTTTCTGGAGTAGAATTACCAGCTAAATTCTGTGCCATATATTTAGCATTTTTAAGTGGACCCAATTCTAATTTACGAACACCCGCTGAATCAGGGGTCAAATTTAAAATAGATGGCTGCAGCGCTTCTTGTTGAGAAGTATAACTATCAATTGCTTGTAAATCCTTGTCTTCTTCCTTTTGTAAACTAGCAGCAAGTGGTTTAGTTCCTTGCGCTGTTGCTTTTGCAGCTAAGGCGGCTTTACGATCAATCGATGCTTGAATAACACGAGATTGTTGATCTGGAGAACCGAACTGACGGAATACAGCAAGATACTGTTCTTCAGTAGCATTGGGCGGTAATGCCGCTAATGCTTCACGAAGTTTTTCATCTTGAGCAATTTTACGTTCTGAAGATGTAATATCCATCTGTGTCTTTTGTCTGGTTAATTCACCTGTTTGTAATTGACTTGCACTTGTTCGTAGTTGATTAGCTCTTTGTACAGCAACTTGAGCAACCTCTGGAGCAAACGGAGACACGGCTTGAGCAAACTGTTCTATACCTTCAGGATTTGTCATATCAAACTGTGATGCTAACTGACGTATTTGAGTAGCTTTATTAAGTTGCTCATCACCGCCAAGGAGTTGTGTTATGCCTCGACCAATACCAGCACTACCTTGATAGATTGCCATGTTAGCACGCTGTAGCGGATCTAACTGTGCAAATCTAAATGCTTGTGCAGTATCGGTAGCAGCTCGTTGCTGTTGCAGTGCTGCTGGGTCTATACCAAATAAATTACTTACAATGTCAGCCATGATTATTCCTGTTAATTAAAATGCAGAAGAGCCGTAATAACCGCCTTGATAGCTACCGAAACCGGGGTTTGTCGGAGCGTAAGGAGCTGCTGAATAACCACCACCGCCACCAAATAAACTACCAAAGCCTCCACCGCCCATTGAACTACCTAAGCCACTAAAGGCTGAGCCTAACGGACTATAGCTTTGATACTGGGAATAAGCATTTGCTGCAGCAGCTTGTGGCTGCATATATAGTTGCCCTGCTCTTGCGCCAGCACCTGCTTGTGCATTAGCTAAGTCTAAACTCATTTGATATGGGCTTTGTCCCATTCCTTCAACAGTACGAGCAAGTCCTAGTTGTGTCTCAATCGGTAAGAACGAACCACTAAACAATGACGGAATACCAGCAGCAAGTTTACCGCCAGCGCCGTACAGCTCACCACCGAACCGAATACGATTCATAGCCTCTGTGTCTGCTTCGGCAGCTAATGCTTTATCTTGTTGGAAGATAGAATTGTAATATGCCTGTAGTGCTGGATTAGTTGGCGCTCCGCCAGTTGCTGTCTGAACACCTAAACCACCACGACCAGTAGCATAGTTACGAGCTTGTATTTTACCAAACTCAGCAGCACGACTAGGTGCTAATAATCCTTGTCTATCTGATATGTATTTAGCTGCAACCTCTCGTGGGTCTGCACCTAGATAGTCCCTGCCTAAGCGAAATAACGATTCTGTACCGCCATAAAGAGGCTCTGTTAGTTGTTGGACACGAGTAGGGTCGTAACCTTGTGTGGGTTCATAACTAGTCTGTGCTGTGAGAGGAACTTCAATGCGGTCACCAGAAGGACCGTAAGCATAAGTAAAACCCTCTCTAGGCATAACCGCAGTTCTAGGCTGCATAAGGCTAGTATCGGTTAGACTATAGCCTTGCGGAACTTGAGGAACCTGTGTAGTAATAGCACGAGGCGCTCCTGTAGCTCCTGATACAAATCGATTACGCAGAGCTTCTAGTCGGGGATCTAATGTGTAGCCAGCTTCTTCTACTTGTCCAAGTTCATTAACTTTAAATTGAGAACTTCCAAAGCCAGTTCGCATCCCGATAGGGCGGAACTGTGCCATCTGTGACGAACGTAGACCCGCAGCTCGAAGAGCCTCTGCTTGTCCTCTGGCAGCATCAGCTCCTTTACCGCCACTAATTAAACCTCCAACTAGGCTAAAAGCTGGACCTGCGAATGACGCTATGCTACTACCCATGATTAATCACTCCAATAATAAATATATATTATGTTACCTTTTAAACCAACTTCTTGCGAAACAAGTTTAAAACCTAACGCTGCAATAAACTTCAAATAACCAGTAGTCTCATATTCTTTGCAGCAATATAGTGGACCACCATGTAATTCTCTAAATGTATTCCAATCCTTCTTTAATGCTTTAAACACTGTTGGACTCCAGTTATGCACATCACAGTGCATGAACGGTAGACCTTGGAACTCTTCTAAGTAAAACGTATAATCCGGTCTAATAACGACTGGAATCTTCTGCATCAGGTCTTCATAATAAACGCTAGTGCATAATATGGAGGCAAGTTTTGGTTTGTACCGCTAGAGCCTTCTGTACTGTTTGTAGTGGCAACGGTAATTCCAGTAACTGCTGAGTTAGTGCTAACCGTAGCCGTTACGTTGCTGTTAGCAATAACAGGGGTTGTTGCACCGCCATTCGAAATTGAGTAGTTAGTAAAAGTATGTACGTGTCCGGGGTCTGTAACAGATGACGTTGCTGTATGTGTATGGCTTACAACAATAGCGTCTTTAGTACCACCAGTAGTAGTATTGCTTCCTGTTACAGTTGTATAGGCAACACCAGCAGTATCGCTATGAGCACCGATAACAAACTTATTACGTAAGTCAGGGGTGCTATTAGAACCATTACATAATACCCATCCTGTAGGAATGGTAGCGATTGTACCAGACCACATCATAATCATACCTGTAGTAAACGCTGCTGATAGAGCTGTTTGTACAAAAGCAGTAGTAGCTAGCTGTGTTGTGTTTGTTCCTGAACTAGCCGTAGGTGCAGTAGGAGTTCCTGTTAGAGCAGGGCTATTTAAATCTGCCTTAGAAGAAATAGCAGAAGCAATAGCGGTTAACTCGGTGTCAATCTCTGTGCCTTTAACAATCTTGCCAGAGTTGCCTGTAGGCAGAGCGTCCTTAGCTGTAAAGTTAGTAGCTTTTGTATAGTTACTCATATCAGTTCCTTAGATTAAAGTCTTTCCTTTTTTGATTCCTACGTCAATCTTCTGTATCGACAAAGGATTACCATTAATATCTGCTTCTAGTCCTAATTGCATGACAGTACCTTGACCACCAGCATTAACAGAGAAGCGGTCTAAAACAATACCTGAACTATATTCAGCAATGTTGTATTCTGTAGATCCCGGTATTGCGTCTATAGTAGAGTTGTTATACTCATACACGACAGCAGTATCTAATAGATAAGTAGTAGCTTGATAGCCTTCGCTATAATCAAAGCCCCACTTAATAGCTACTGACTGATTCGTACCGCCAATTAATATCCAGCCAATCTTCTTTAATACTTTTAATGAAGTAGCAGCATCGAAGTCAAAGTAGTTGGTATAGTACTGTAAGCGATATGATGAATTGTTGTCACTATATCCAAAGTATTTAGCAATGTAACCCGGCTTACCTATTAGTAGGTTTCTATCCTGTGTTACAAAGAAAGCCTTTGGCTCAATACTATCCCAAACCGTTACACGCATCGAGTTATCTTGCAATGCAGCTCTTGTATCAAAGCAATACACAAACTTAGTGGTCGGTAGCGTTAATAAATAAATAGCATCACGCTCAAAATAGATACTCTTAATCTTAGTTAAGTCTGTCTCTGACGCTACTGTCGACATAAGTTCATCACGAACATTCTTAGAGATATCACGCATTGGTAGCGACTTCTCTTGAATCACTCGTGAGAGGCTACGAACTCCTGCATCAGATAAGAACATTACATCTGTACCTAAGTTCTGTACTGAGTCACGAGCAATACATCCTACGTTAGTAATAACTTCTACTAGAGTTAACGCAGCAGTGTCTAGCGGATTTGCATAGATTGCAATATGTTTCTTACCGAAGAATATAATATATCCATTATGTGCTGCAGCAGCGACTATCGGATCCCCATTCGGTATAACTTCTTGTAGATTTAAATAACCAGCAGAACCGTTTAAGAAGTCTGTTCCAGCTAGTAAATCGCTGAAGTACACAGTCTGTGTATCTCCACTGATACCACCGCACCAGATTCTACCGTAAGCAGACAACACCCAACTAGGCATAAATGTTGTTGTTGTGTGATTAGAAGGTAAAGTTCCTCCATCACCGACTCGCTGGAATCCTAATGTACCGCTATCGTGATCGTGAAACGCTCCACCTGAAACAGGTAACTCATGATAGATTAACATAGGATGACTAGCCTGTGCTAAGTATACGTGCGGTATAAAATCAGTTACATCGCCGTATGCCAAGGCAGCACCTTGCCAGCTATTACCAGTAATCGTATATGTAGCGTTACCACTGTTGTCTGTATTACGTACTGTCTTAGTAGTCATCGTAGTTGTTCCTACGAATAAGTTATTGTTACCAGCACTAAGCACATCTGTGCCACCACCAGTTACTGCTTCAAAGATAAACTCTACTGGATTAGCAGCACCTAAGTCTG